TTCCATGCGCTGATGGAAAAGAACCAGACCACCCCTCCAACCTAAAGGCTGGCGCAGAAAGAGTGCGATTTGTTATTTCTCCGCACTCACACTTAAAACTCTGTAACTCATAATCACAGAGTCTTTCGGTTTTATGCCCGTTTGCACAGGCAAAATCAAACATTCTTTTCATTCAATTCCTCGTAGGCTCGTTCACTGACCTCTTTCAAGGTTTTCAGCCAAGTCAAGATGGAAAGTTCACCTTTTTTGAACATTAAGGTCTTTTCATCAGGAATAACGCTTAGATTATTGAGCGACTCTATCATAATGTCAATATCTATGCACAAATCCTTCCAGCCCTCGTTTGACATCATGTCAAAGCGGCTTTCGTAGTATTTTTGAAGTTCTGGGGTCATAAAGTCATTCCATTAGCCAAATTACCAAGACCAAACAAACACAGCGCCATCGCCGCCATTACCAGAAACGGTTGTAGCATCTTCACCAGAACCGCCACCACCACAACCAATACCGCCTTTACCGCCAGATGAGCCAACTACAGTGCTAGTAGTTCCACCTGCGCCACCTGTACCTACTAAGATAGGTTGAGTAATAAAATACCCATCAGCACCTGCTACTAAACCACCAGCGGTAGTAGATGGAAGTGCAAGATAGCCATAATTTGGAGTTACTGAACCACCAGTAGAAGCCGCAGCACCAGACCCACCTGCGCCACCAGAAAGAAATGTAGTAGCGGATGCAGTTATCGCAGACCCAGCACCAGTTGCGTTGCCAGCAGCGCCGCCTTCACCTGCAATGGAATTAAAAATACCAGCAGCACTAAAATAGTTAGCAGTTGTTGCACTGCCTCCACCACCAGCGGTAATAGCCCCCGCCGCACCACTATTTCCCCCTTCTGCCGTAAGTAACGTATAACCAGTTCCATCTTTAGCTTGGTAAATAACATACGAAAATCCACCGCCTGCTGTATAGCTACCTCCAGCACCAATAACTATACGCAAAATATCAGGAACAAACATAGCTGGGCCAATCCATGAAGTTACGGCCCCAGACCCGCCACCGCCAGCACCAACAGTAGCGCTACCAATACCCCCTCCACCACCAGCACCTATCAACATAAACCTAACCATTGATGCGCCACGGGGTTTGACCCAATCACGGGTAGTACCTCCACCATAAAATTCTTGGTAGTTTGCTTGCTGTGGGGATGGAAAACCAAATACGTCTAACATTGCGTCACCATGTAATTATTACGACCATACCATCGCCGCCTAGACCGCCAAGGAGCGCATCTTCACCTGCGCCACCACCACCGCAACCAATGCCCCCCCTACCTCCTGCGGTTCCTACAGTTGTACTTGTTGTGCCGCCAGTGCCGCCTATGCCAACAATGATTGGTTGCATTTGGAAAAGTCCATCTCTACCTTTCACTGTACCCCCCGCCGTAGTTGGGGCTAGTACATAACCATAGTTTGCAGTAACACCGCCACCAGTACTAGCCGCTGCCCCAGCACCCCCAGCACCCCCAGAAAGAAATGTAGTGGCAGAATCTGCTTGGTCTACACCAGCGCCAGCAGAACTACCAGCAGTTCCAGCTTGTCCTGCTATGGACTGAAAAAATCCCATACAGGAAAAATAGTTTGAAACAGATGCCGCACCCGCCGCACCAGCGGTTATTGCCCCTGCCGCCGCAGTAACTCCACCATTTGCATTTAGAAGTAAATATCCTGTTCCATCTTTTTGTTGATAGGTAAGTGTTGAATCATCAGCAGCAGCAGCAGTCAAACTACTCTTACCCACATAGACTCTTAAAACATCAGGTATAAGAAACGCTGGCCCCATGTAATTAGTAACAGCCGCAGAACCGCCACCTCCACCGCCAATAGCAGCAGAACCATTACCACCACCGCCACCAGCACCAATTAAGGTTACAAAAATAAACGATGCACCTTGTGGCTTTACCCAATCAGACGTAGTGCCACCATCTCTGAATATTTGAATGTTTGCGCCTTGAGGCGTAGGATAATTTATAGGATATGACATTTACCAACTCGCAATCAAAACAAATCCTTGACCACCTGCAGTTCCGTTTACCCCAGCCCCGCATCCAACAGCATTTGTTCTAGTTCCAGCACTACCAACACCAACAATAATTGGTTGTAGTTGAAAATAACCTGTTCCACTTGTCCCCGTAAGGTTTGCCGTATAACCATAATTTGCAGTAATAGCAGAACCAACTCCGCCAGAACCACCGCTTAAAAATGTAGTGGCTGAAGGAGAAGCAATACCAGCCGCCCCACCTTGCCCAGCAACACTTTGGTAAAAACCAGAATTACCAAAATAATTTGCATTAGACCGTGTAGCGCCAGCAACGCCAGTAGCAGTATTGGCAAGTAAAAGTGTCACTGGGGTTGCATTATTAAACAAAAATGCTACTTCGGTGTCATCTCCACTTGGATCAGATGCTGTTGCATATATTTGTAATACGTCAGGAACGTGTTGCGCCGCTCCATACCAAACAGTTACAGCACCTGAGCCACCGCCATCAGTAGTATTCCCATCGCCGCCGCCTCCTATGAGTAGCATATAAACATGACTAACCCCAACAGGCTTGTTCCAAGTTCTCCAGTTTCTAAATTCTGTTGAAGAAGAAACGGTAGCAGTTCCATAGAAAGTCTGGATGTTGCATCCTTGAGGCGTAGCAATATGGAACGGAATCACACTTATGCCCAATCAGGTGCAGGAGCGTTGTCGTCAACACAGGTGTATTCAATATCTTCGTTTACACCAGCGGGTGTGCCATCAGCACGATAAACTCCAATGCAATTACCATCTTGCATTTTTTGATAGCCAGTTGAGTCATCAGTAAAAACAATAGCAAACCATGTAATCATTTTAGTAATCTCCAGCAATAACAACAACCGAATAACCTGATGGTGTTGACCCAGTTGATGTACCAAAAGTTACATATAACAAATAACTTGGGTCAAGTGCAATGTTTAATGGCAATTCAAACACACTAGAGGCCGCAGTGTTTGACATGGTTACAGCAGGCAATGTAATTTCGTCATACAGCCAAGTATTTGTAGTGCTTGTCGTTGAACTTGACGAAATAAAAACACGGGCAACAGTAGCCGCCACACTTCCTGCTGAAGAAGCAACAGGCCTAAAACGAATCTTTTGAACATAAGAGCCGTTAGCACCTGCGGTAAATATTTTAGTTAGCGTTCCTGAACCATCTGTTGCTGTATTTGCTGTAATACCAGCAACAGCGCCAGAATTATTAGCGGCGGCTGAATCAACAGCACCAACGATGGAATAAATGGGTGAGGTATTTGCTGGCATTTAAAACTCCTTAACAAAGAATGCAGTTGATTGCGATAGCCCGAACTAGGCCAATTGATGTTGAACCACCACCAGTAGAGGCAATGGTTATTGAACCTGAAGCATTAGTAATGGTTATGTTTGTGCCAGCAGTAAGTGTTGCTCTGGTAAATCCTGTTCCATTACCAATGTCAATTTGTCCATTAGAAGGTGTGCTTGTTAATCCTGTGCCACCATTGGCAATAGGAAGCGTTCCTGTTACACCCGTAGACAGTGGCAATCCAGTTAAGTTAGTTGCTGTTCCACTAGAGGGTGTTCCTAATGCGCCACCATTTACAACAGGAGCGCCAGCAGTTCCCACATTTACAGCTAAAGCAGTTGCTACACCCGTTCCAAGTCCTGACACACCAGTTGCAATTGGAAGACCTGTTGCGTTAGTTAATACACCGCTTGCTGGTGTACCCAGTGCAGGGGTAACCAATGTAGGGCTTGTATCAAGAACCATCTTGCCAGTGCCTGTCACTGCATTACTAAGCGTTACACCACCATAGGTCAATTCGCCACCAACCGACAAAGTACCAACTCCAGACATATTGCCTGTTGTGTCAGCAACTATTACAACGCTATTTTGAATTAACTTGCCTGTAGTGCTGTCAAAGCGAACTAACGCATTGTCTGTAGAAGAAGCTGGGCCAACTACATCCCCTGTACCACTTGCAGTTGAATTAATAGTTTGATTAGGCCAAGTGCCAGAAACCGTTACGTTTGTTCCCGCAACAATGCTAGGTGTAGTAGTTCCCGTACCACCATTTGCAACAGGAAGTGTTCCCGTTACTTGCGTAGCCAAGTCTACACCTGACAATGCGCCACCAAGCGTTAAGCTACCCGCAGAGGTCACGGTTCCCGTTAATGTAATACCGTTAACGGTTCCTGTACCAGCAACACTTGTAACTGTTCCTGTACCGCCAACAGCAATGTATTCAACATCAGTTGAACCAGCATTAACAGCTAATACTTTACCCGCATTTGAAGCGTAAGTAGGCAACAGATTTGCTCTTGCAGTAGCAGCCGTTGTTCCAGCCGTACCGCCATTTGCAACTGCTAATGTTCCTGCGAGTGTGATTGTTCCTGCTGTGGTAACAGGACTGCCAGTTACAGTCAGTCCAGTTGTGCCGCCAGAAAGGGCTACGCTTGTAACTGTGCCACTACCAGCAGTGCCGTTTGCAGCAGATGTAAGCCTTCCTTGAGCATCAACAGTAATGTTGGCTAATGTGTAGCTGCCTGCTGTTACTGCGGTGTTTGCTAAAGCAACAGTTCCAGTTGTGGTAATTGGGCCACCTGTTAAACCTGTGCCAGTTGCCACACTTGTGACAGTTCCACTACCTCCACCACCGCCAGCCCCACCACTGGTAATAATTTTAAGTTTTTCAACAACGTCTTGAGATACAACTTCACCAACATTGATCTGTTGACCGCTAGACAAAGTGATAATTAAAGAGCCATCAAAGTCAATATTGGCATTGACTACTGATATTCCATCAGCGCCATCTAGTCCGTTAGTCCCATCTTGACCAGCGTCACCCTTATCACCTTTTAAACCATCTTTGCCATTGCGCCCGTCTTTACCATCACGACCATCTTTTCCATCAGCGCCATCACGCCCATCTTTGATAGACAAAACTCGTTTTTCAATAGAGTTACCAACTGAATCAAAGCGGTCACGAATGTCTGACTCAATCTTCTTGAGTGCTTGGACAACCAAGTCAACATTCTCGCCAATCTTTTTCTTTTGTAATTCTTTGCTTTGGGCAATAGACTTCTGAATAGACTCTAAAACAGCTAACTTCTCGTTGTCTGTCATATCATCAAGATTTGGCAATAAACTCATTTCAATGCTCCAGACAGTTGGTCTAGAAAGTCGTTCTCAACTGAACGTAAATTCTCTTGTTTGTTTGCCATTTGCAATTCAACAATTTTAGACTTGTTTTTGATGTCTGCTTCTTTAAGCATCAACTCAGCAATCTTGACTCGCTTATCAAACTCTCTAGATGCTTGGTCATCTTGGTTTGGCAAATTCTTAGTCATTGCCGCCATGTTCTTTGCCTGTACTTCTTGCGGCATTAACTGCGCCTCAACAGACAATTTGATAGCTTCTGCCTTGTTTTGCTCTGCCTGACTTGTCTGAACAGCAATATTAGCCTGTGCCGCTTGCATTGCCAACTCTTGTTGCATCTGTTGCATCTGCTCTGCTTGAGGATTGGGTTTGCTCATCTCATCCAAAGCCGCCATCATCTCAAATCTGTTGCTCAAACTTGAATTAGCAATGATTCCTTTAAGAATCACAGGCAAAACAGGAGTATTCGGGCCAAGGGTCTGCAACAAACCAATAAATTGCTGTTGTTCATACTCTCTAGCAATGATGCCTAGCGTTGCAGTAGGTATGAAATTCATGTCTACAGAAGGATAACGCTCTGGGTCGAACTGCATATATCGAAAAGCCGCCTTTTTGATGAACGGCACAAGGAAATCTTCTTGGAAGTTGACCAAAGTACGCTTGTACTTCTTGATGATGGTTGCAACTGCCATTGTCATACCAGCACCATCACGACTAGATTGAGAAACCATGCCGTTAGAGTCAAGAGTTCCTGTAGCTTGTAGCAACATTCGCTCAAATTCTTTGGCAGTTGCTAGGTTGTTTGGGTCACTCTGTCCAAATTTGAAGGGATACAAGATTTCATTGGGGTTGCCATTGGTGAGAATAGCTTTACCAGCTTTAATCTCAAACTTCATGCCTCTTGGCAGTCTAGTTGCATCCATAGCAACCATAGGGGCAGTGGTCAAGGCAAGTGAATCCAAGTGAGCGCGAGTCTGGGCGTCGATGGCCTTCTGCATATTGAAGGCCTTCTCGACGGTTCCACGACCAAGTAAGCGATTCGGCACTGTGTCATCCTGATAACTCAGAACTGGCCTATCTTTCATCATGTAAGGGTTTTCTTCAGCCTTCAACAACATACCATCGTTGGCAATTACGACAATGGCTTCAACCATGTCCGAATAATCATCTGCCATTGAGTTCTCAGGAAACAACTCAACAATGTCTTTGTTTTCCTTCATGTTGTTCAAATACTCACGGGGTACTAACCCGTAGTACGTCAACAGCAATACCTTCCCATCTTGGTACTGGCTCACCTCTTGTGTAGGCTCAAGGTCAGTGTCTTCGCTGGCAGTATCAATGTTTACCTTGCGGTAGATACCTCGCTCCATGCCCTGCACAACCTTGTGGATGCTGACGTATTTCTCTATAGCCACCCCAAGGCAGTCATTCACGCTTGTACCATTGGGGTCAAACAAGAAGTTCTTAGGGTTGATAGGCATGATCTTGACAGCAATGCGTTGCTTCTCCATCACGCCAATAGCTGCTTGACCCTGCATATTAGGGATAGGCTGAGTAGAGGGGACATACTCTGTCTCATCCATCACCACAATCTCGCCAATGCCAGTACCATAGATTTCAGCCATCAACTCAATCTGGTCGATAGCTTTTCTGATCTTGTCTTTCTTGAAGTCTTCCATCAACTGATTCTTGATTTGCTCAACATCAATTGGGTTGCCATTTATATCTTGAATGTCATCTTCAATATCAAAGAAGTCGCCTTGACCAAAGATAGCTTCCATGATCTCAGCATGGCGAGTCTCTACAGCTTGTTGGGTGGCGGGGGTAACAATGCGGCT